AGAAAGATCCCGGGCCTAAACCAAGTACCACGTTTCCACTCTGGTAAAGATACTTTATAAAGTTTTTCCATGCGTATATTCGATGGTCCATGTTTAAAAGGGCCGGGTACGTGATGTAACCCAGCCCCAACAAGGAGAGTCCAACAGGGAGTGCTGCAAACTTTAACTTACTTTTAATGTTAAACCATATGAGTAGGGATAGGGAAACAGCCCAAGCAATAACTGGTAGTGAGGCCTGGGGCTGATATACAATTTTGTACATTATTCCTATGATCAGGGGGATAATGAGCGTTAATCGCCAAAAGTGTGAGTATTTCTGCACATATTCCCACAAAAATGTGAAACATATAGCACTCATTAAATGAGACATCCCTACATTCCAGAAAAGACCTTGATCTGTAGTAGAATGTGGTGAAAATATCAGTAGAACAGTATTAACCAGACATAAGCCGGCAAACCCGGTGCCTATTTCCACTTTATTCCGAAATAATACCGCTGCGCCAGCAATAATCCCGCAAAAGAAGACAGCTCTATACCCATATAGGGCCAGAGCCATGTCACCTGGGGATCTAACCCATATAGTGTATATCAGTGATAGGATGATATAACCGAAAAAACACCCATAAATAGCCGAAACGTAACGTTTACAGTATACAGCTAACACTATACTAAGTAGTGCTGTAAGTAGGAACCACCGGCTCATCCAGTAATCCCCATTCCATGTAAATATACTTACTATTATCGGTAGGGCTATAAGCCCAATGCTTACTCGGAAACCATATAATTTATGTAAAATAAAGCCTTCCCAGCTGTCATAGCTTCTGATGCAATTCCTAAAGACACATTCTTCTGACCTGTTGTTTTAACATAATCACCCATTGATGATGCTTCTTCCAGTTGTGCTCCCCAAGCATAAAACGTATCTCCCGGTGCTCCGGTGTCGTCTACCGGATCAATGAACACTATTACTCCATCTGCGGCGGTTGCATCAAATGTACCCGTTACGGAATATCGTTCCCATGATGTTGTTATGGAAAATGATTCGCTGACCGCAATAACACCGTAAAAATCCTTTATAATAATCGCCACATTACCTGATAATGTTCCACGTTTTAGGTAGACACTATATGTGTAGGAATATCCATCTATCTCAGTGGTTGAATACGTTTGATATATGTAATGATTTGCTGCTGTTGTCCTATTGATAGTATCTGCTGTTACATTACCGATAGGATCGGAGATAGAATCTACCGATATTGTGCAATTTATTTTACCCCAGATTACATTATCTAATTGTTCAGAGTAAGTAAGTAGGTTCTAGCCTCCAATCAAGTCGAAGGGCAAGCGCGGCTTGAAATGGGTATTACCTAGCGAAAGCTCGAAGTTATAGCCCTGCGTGCACTCCTCCGGTTTTACCTGGGTATCGTCCTGTTCGTTCAGACCTCCGGTAAAAACGATCTCCATTTATCTGTACCCGTATCCGTAATACTTGGATGGATTGGTAGGCCGTATAAAGGCGTACAACCGTGACTTGGCATTGTTATAGGTCGGGTCGTCAGTCAGAAGACCTTGTGGCTGACTGGTACGCATGAACGTGAATCGACGAGCGGCCATCTGCACAAAGGCGTAATACTCCTCGTTATTGATAAACGGGAGTGTGTCGGTTGAGTTCGTGACCATGATGGATTTTTCATAATCATAGGACAATGACCGACCGTTATAAACAGAGTTCGGCACGCTGTAGAATGCCACCTCTTTACTTGTCGTGTCGGACCAGTACCACCATGTCGGTGCGCCGCTGGTCGTTTTGTATTGGTAGTCTGAATCTCTCAGGCTATCTTCCCCGCCTGTCCATTCATAGATACGGACGTTATCCGTGGCATCGTAGAATGACGGATTTGACCCATAGAACCGGGTGAAGTTGGTCTGTAGCGCATAGGTGCGCGTATCAGTAACCAGTGAAATCGTGCTGGATGTCTTCTCATACGGAATCATCCGTTCTGAGGCGACTTCCGATAATTCATCCTGTATTGCGATCTGCGCCATCGAAATCGCGGCGGCATGTTGGGTATCGGAGAACGTGGTGATGTTGTCGTCATCCCCGCTGATTATCATGTTAATCCGCATCAGCCGATTAACGCCATCAATGAAAGTAGCCATAACCCTCCAAAAAGAAGAGGGGGTTTCCCCCCTCTATAATGCTGCTACTGCTTAAGGAATGACTTTCGAGAGAGTCAGGACCTTGATGATCCAGTTGCCGTTAAGGATTTTCGTGGCGTGCCACGCCTTCCAGGCAATCGAACCCACCTCGTTGAACATATCCGCAACACCCGAACTGCCGGGCTTCTTGGTAATCAGTTCAATCGGAGGCTCTTTCGACTCGTACATCATCTTAACGCCGTCACCAAACTTGGTGCCGAGGCCGATGGTGCCGACCGCTTCCTTACCGTAGATGTAAGACGTATACACGTCGTTCAAATCGGCAGACGATGCGGCTGTGGTGTGACGGAACACACTGGAAGTCGAAGTCGTACCGGCGGCTGTTTCAATCGGTGCGATTTCCGACATGATCCAGCGAACACCTGCGACGGCTCCGAACTCACCCACCAGGGTAGACGTATAGCCACCGTACTGTTCCACGCCGATGAAGCCGGTCAACTGGCGTACATCGTCGGCCACATCCGGATGACAGACCCCGTAGAAGCTCGAACGTACCGTGCTGGTGTTGATATTGGTGGAGCCGGTTGCCTGACTAAACGCCTTCATGGCGCTGTTGCGTTCCAGCTTGTTCACCGACCACCGGACATCGGCCAGCTTCATTTCCGCCACTACGGCGGATTTGTTGGCTGCACCCGTGGCGTAGCGGATTTGTGTAGCGTTGTCGAACTCGATACGCGCTACGGTGTTCAATGACTCACCCGCATTCGCACCCAGAGTCTCCATCAGACCCATGGTGTTCGTGTTGATGTTGAACAAATCCACCTCTTCCGTGGTGATGATTGCGTTACCGAACTTGGCAACGGCCTTGGTGATGTTGGTGATGGTGGGAACCACGGCGGTCCGACCCAGACCAAAGGCCAGCGTAGAACCTGCTGAGACTTCGGAAAGAGCTGTGCTGGCAACCGCAAGATTCTCAATGCGACGCCATTTCACCGTAGCCGATCCACCGGCCTTTTCCAGCGTACCCGGCAAAGTCCCCTGAAAGAACGGCAGGACTTTCCGAGCTGCCGACAACAGTCCACGCATGTAGACGTTGTTAATCGGGGCTGGAATATTACTAGCAAAGTTACTGACTTGTTGTACCATTGTGTTACCTCATTAATACCCTTTTTGGGTCTGCCACCAGCGGTCAAACTCTGCATCGTTCATGTTGACGATTTCATCGTTCGGCTGCTTGTTTGTAGTGGACATGGCCCGTTGACTTGTTTTGGCTGCGCGTTGATTTTCTACTAACTGAGGGTCAGACCTTGTTTGGAACACGTTGGCCGAGGAGTTGGCGATTACATCCAGTGCCTCATCCAGTGCCTTCGGATTCACATAACGGTTATCCCAGATTCGTTGGAATATCCGGTTATCCCGGTACTCCTTCTCTAACAGAATTTCCGCGTACTTCGGGTCAATCTTCAGCTTTTCGTTCACACGCCCAACCGCCTTATTCACTTCCGCGTTGAGCCGCTCAGTCTCCATCGAACGGCGCATTTCCTCGACGGTTCCCGCCATCTTTTGCAGGTTCTGGTTTACATAGGTCGACTGGTTCAAGTGGTACTTGCTCCATTCGTCCGGCTGTACTACAGGGTCGGGGATGCGCTGCTCTGCTTGCGGTGGACTCTGGAAAGAATTATTACTTTCCGGTCGTGCGGTAAATGATTTTGCTTGATCTTCGATGCTGTATTTTTTCGCAATGTCCTCTAGGGTTTGCGGGGTCGTATCGTTCGCCGTTGTTTCAGGTGATTCAACAGGCGTGACGCTCTGCTGTTCGGTTTCTTCGTTCATTTGTATGCCTCCGGTACTCTCAGGTATGCAACCCATATATCAAAACCGATCTGTCTGGCCGAGGCGGCTTTCCAGTCTTCGGTGTTGTCTGACCTTGGGTCATAGGTCGGAATCGTTGGACGTTGCTTCATTATCTCTTTTACCAGTTCCTCGAAACGAGGATCGGAATAAAGCTCAAGAAATAGACCTTTATCTACCACCGACCACCCCCGCTACTTTTCCATCCTGTCCACGGACAATCTGTAACTGAATGGGCTGTGACATTTTATCAATCAACGCTGTTACAGCCTCAGTAACGCCTGGTTCTTTCTTCTCTTCCTCTGGTTCTTGTAGAAGTCTTGTCAGGGTATCGTGTAATTCGTTTATATCTCCAAGAGAAACATTCCCATCATTCCTTGCTTTCGCCATCTCAATGGCAGCCTTTAACTTGGATAATTCGCCTTCCAGCATGGTTGTGTATTCCTTGCTTTCTGCTGTGACCTTGGATCGTTTCACAGTTTCGACTACCTTGGCCTCATTCACGGCTTTGGTGATGGACAGGTTTTCCTTCAGCTTGTAATTCTCCTCCTCCATCTGCTTCATCTGCTCTTGCATCTGCTGCATTTGCTGTTGCACTTCCTGCGGAACCTCCGGCTCTTCGGTGTTCATAATCCGTTCAGGGTTTTTAACCCCGGCGTCCTGATAGGCCATCTTGGCGATTTCCATAACGTTCGGGATGTTCTGCGTTTTCGGATGGGAGAGAAGCCCTGCCGTAACACTAGCGACTGCGGTAGAGCGTGCTCGCTCGCCTATCGCCCCTCTGGATCCGATCACGTCAAAAACCACGTTCTGCGGAATATCACTCCCCTGTACCGTCATAAAATCAGGCGCGTCGATCTCCGGATTGTAGAACGTGTAGCTCCTCAGATTGGCCTTGTTCAGTTCGTGCTGCATGTACAGAAAAGGTCTTAAGGCGTGTCTTTCCTGTTTGTCCACAAACTCACCCGTCCTGATTTCTGCCTTAACGTCTGCGGTTGTGACTTCGGTAGCGGTTTTATCGGATGCATCGTCCCCCGCCCCGGCCCGGATCGCGTTAATACCAAGACCCTGATTCAGTTGGGCAATGACGAACTCTAATCCGGTCATGGCTGACTGCGGGTCACCGACGTTGATTTCCTTCACGCCATAAGTGCCTTTAACCCCGATCTTGGCCCCTGGATGCATACGCGGACCACCGTCCAGAACAAGTTGCGGGTCGTTGGCATCATAAGCGACCGGAGGCTCTACTTTCATCACCATCGAATCCACCAGCTTGTTGGCTAACTGACTACCCAACTTCTGCATAGGTGAAAGTTTAATCAACGGACTGGTGTAGTACGGGTCTCGAACGTCCATACGTTCGTACCCTGAATAGATGATGGACGGATACGGTAATTCGTTGGGCATGTAGTAAATCGGGATACCGTTCGCCAACAGGAATTTGGCATTAGGTAAATATATGTCCCCATCACCACGATCAATGACTATATCCCCGTAGTGTTTTACTATTTCAATGTCTTCGGTTTCGACGTTCTTATTGCTGTTGGTCTTTTTCGGTATCTTGTCGAAGTTCTCGGTAAACCATCCGTCTCCCTTCATCATCTGTTTCAGGATGTGACGCGGTACAAAATCCACCAATATCATTGACCCGGTATAGAACAGGTCTGTTCCAATAACAGAAGGTGAAGGATCGGGAAACGAATTCCACATGGAATAGGGAACCCAGACCGGCGCGGCGGTCATGTTTAATGACGTGCCGTCATAGACTCTGGAGCGCGGTTCCCAGCGGATTTCCGAGACATAAGAACCATGGTGTAGGGCTTCTTTTACCGACAACTCATAGCGGCCCTTGAGTCCGAAATCCATGTGCTGCTGAACGAGTAACGCACGATAAGCCCTATCCGCCATGTCCTGCATTTTGGCATCTGGCGAGTTTTTACCGGAAACAGGATCAAGCTCTACCGGCAGTTCGGAATGAACCTCCAACCAGGAGCGATTTGTCGGGAACGTCAGTCGCATTACATCAGCGGTGATGATCTCGGAAGCCTTTGAGAGTTCACCCAGCTCCATGACAGAACGCCATTCCGGGTCTATTTCAACACCGTCTTTACGGTAACGGCGCATCGGTTCCATCGCAATTTGACGATCCACCTCTTTCCAGATTTCCTCATGCCTGGCGCGGAACTTCTGGCCTTTTCTTGACTCGTGTTCTGCCTTGACTCTTTCCGCGCACTTATCCCAGTCTTTCTTGGAAATCTTTCTTTTCTTGATGTCTGCCATTTTCTACCAGTTCCTCAATGAACCGCTGTAGTAGTCATTGCTTTGTTTTGACCTAACAGGCTTGGTGATGGCGAAACGTCGCATCATCACGGCATAACGCGTGGCCGACATCAGGTCATCCATGAGTTTAACAATCTCACCGTTTTTCCTGTGGTACATGCGCCATTCGTCAAACCAGTCCTTGAGTGTCGAAAACACCTTAAATCGTCCTGTCTCCATACGGGAATGTATTTCTTGTACGCCGACTTCAATTCCGTTACCGCCCTGCCCTTCTTTCTGTCCTGGGGAAGCAGGATTGGTAAAGGGGTCGCGGTGCATATTGACGCCCATGTTCCGGTAGATGTCGGCCAGAGGCTTACCTGACTTCGGGTCTTTCTGCATACCATCATGCGGCCATGCAACGGTTATCCATTCGCCGCGGGACTTCATCGCTTGCGCGTGGACTTCCATCAGTGCGTTTTTCTGCTTCCAGGCGTCATAGACGTAAATCGTGTCAGTGTCCCGATCCCACGCAATACAAGCCAACGCTGCTGGGTGATCCCACCCAAAGTCTGTGCCGTTGATCTTCGGCCAGTGGGAAGGTATCTGGAACGGTTCGACTCTTATCATGTCTTCCGCGACCGGCCAGACCAGACCAGAACCCATGAGCGGGACCCCCCTGGTTCTCATCTCCCGCTCGTAAGCTGGGATCGCCATCATCTTCTGTTCCTGCTTTTCCTTGGTCATGTGGGGCGCGTCATCCCAACCGGCCTGGGTTAAGGCTTGACCAATCTTCAAATCATTGATGAACTGGTGTACTACTTCCGTGACCCCTTCCTCTGGCGTGAAGGTGATATAGAGGATTCCGTCCGTGGCGAAGGTTCCGCGTAATAGCTGTGACCATACGTCTGCGGGTGGTTCTTCATCCCCCCAGCCTCCGTCGATACGGTAGCCCATGAACTTCTTGGCCCCCTGTTCAAAGGCTCTGAAATAGACTTTCGACCATCCACCGGAAACGTGTTTGACTAATACTGAGTCATAGGCGTTCGGTACTCCGGGCTTCCTGACCCTTTCCCCCAGAAGTTCAAGCGGTACGGCACCGGTCCCCAGTTCCTTGTCATTAGTCGGCTCTCCGAATAACTCACGCTGACATCTATCCCTTGTCGTTTCGTTCGTGGTCGACGCTACGATAAATTCAACAGACTTTGGAAATCTATGGCCTGTCCACCAATCAGGGTAAATACCCGTCAAATGGTAAGCCGTTTCCATCGCACCACAGAACGTCTTACCGATCTGATTCGCAGCCATTAAAGCCCGTTGACGGGCTAACTTGCCGTCTGAATCCAGTGCTCCGTGAAACTTCTTCTGGTACTCGTAGGGGTCGTAGAATTCGATCTTGTGTGTTCTGCGGTAGGCTTCAAGCTGTTCGATGATTCCTACCGTTTCGTCTATGGTCATTTCTTTTGCTGCAATATGAATTCTGAAAGCGCCTTTTCAGTCCACCAATCACTGTGATAATCGACACTGGCGTACTCAGGAAACCATGGCCCGCCGGTCGTCCAGTGGATATTCTTGGCGTTGTGGTTGTATTCCTGGTATCCAACAAGATGATTCCAGACATTCGGCAGATAGCCGATCTCTGAATCTTCCAGCCATCTGAACTGATGCAAATCCAGTCCATCGGCTGTATTCACATATTCAGGAGTTAGAACCTTACACTTGGCGTTGTTGAACAGCATAACGCTAGACCAGTTCTTTCTGCTGTACTTGGTCTGGACGTTGCCAAGATATTTCTCTGTTTCTTCCGGGTTATGGGTGTGGTGAACACATTTAACCGCGTGATCGTCACGGTGCGCCCATAACTTTGCGATGTCGTCCTTTAACAGCATGTCGCAATCCATGAAGATTGCGTAACCTTCAAAGTCACACATCCACGGCACCAGGAACCGGGAAAAGCTGAACTCATTGCTTTGTAACGGGTGACGTTCTCGCGTCAGTATTCCGTCAAGATTGTTCAGCGCAACTGGGGTAATCGACACTGGCATGGATGAATGCCTGCGAATCGAATTACTCAGAACATGGAAGGTTGCAGACTCAACCGGATCAAAGCCGATGAATATACGGATCATCAGTAGGCCACACAATCCTGACAAACTGTCCCGGTCAGGTCTTCTTTTAAGTGAGCTTCCCTGATTTTCTGGAATGCCTCGGAATTCCACGCTTCCATGAATGTTTGTTTTTTCAGATCACCCACGACAAACCTTCCGTCAGCGTCGAAACAGCAAAGACTCAAACCTCCGTCTGCCCTGACATGACCCTCGGTAAAAGCTGACCAACAGGGCAAAGGCTTTCTTAGCATATCGAGCCTTCCCTGGTTACCGGCAGTAGGCCGGTAACCCAATTCCGCTTCCCGTTGGGTCGCCATGGACCCCATGGAATAAAGTGGAAGCCAATAA